TAAAATTGTTACTAAATATATGCTCGGTTTGTCTGCAACAATGAATCGTAAAGATGGAACCACGAAAGTTTTTAAAATGTTTCTAGGTGATGTAATATTTAAAGGTGAACGTGATGAAAAAAGAGACGTGGTTGTTCGTGCAATAGAATATCAAGTGGACGACGATGAATTCAATCATGAAATAACAGATTATCGTGGTAATCCTGCTTATAGCACTATGATCACAAAATTGTGTGATTATAATCGCCGTTCAGAATTTATATTAAACATTTTAAAAGATATGCTTCTAGAAAATCCAGCACAACAAATCATGATTTTAGCACATAATAAAAGCTTGTTGAAATATTTACATGATGCGATTGAACACCATAATATAGCTTCTGTTGGTTATTATATTGGAGGTATGAAAGAGACAGCATTGAAACAAACGGAAACAAAAAAAGTGGTGATCGCCACTTATAGTATGGCGTCAGAAGCACTTGATATAAAGACATTAACTACATTAATTATGTGCACACCAAGAAGTGATATTCAGCAAAGTGTTGGTAGAATATTAAGAGAAAAACATAGTGAACCAGTTGTGGTAGATATTATTGATAGTCATGATGTGTTTAAAAATCAATGGAAAAAAAGAAAAGCATTTTATAAAAAAGAAAATTATAAAATTATTTATACAACTTCAAAAAATTATACAACTGATTTATCAAAATGGACGACTGTATTTGAGCCTGGATCTATTTGTGTTACAAAAAAAGAAAAACCAAAATTAAAAAATCCAAAATTGAATAAAAAAAATACTTCATACAACAGTAATAGTGATCGCAGTATTACAAATGATTCGGATTCAGAAGAAGAAACTGAAACAATTGATGTTAAAAACAATAATGATTTATTATGTGGAAAATGTTTAATATCATTTAGAAAAATATAGAATTAACTATTTTATTTATCCAATTATTAGTATTAAAATACTAGCTATTTACAAATTATAATTATAAATTTTATGACTATATATATATATATATATTTATAAATGAATAAAAAAAGAACAATAAGTAGTGTAAGTAGTAGTGATACTAATTTAGGAATTTCAAAAAGTGCTGAAAGAAGAGCAAAAAGAGCTTCTGAAGAAAGACTTACACCTGTAAGCCGAGAAAGTTTACCTAAAATTTATGATTGGAAACAAATGGATAAATTAGATGCTGGAGATGCATTTGAATTAGTATATGGATTTAAACCAGATGTTAATTTTGAAGCATATGGTGAAACAATTGATAAAGCGAATGCTAGAAAATGGTGGGAAAGAAGTGCAGCAATAACACAATGTGTAAATTCTATAGGTGATAAATTAACAAATGCTGAAAATTCAACATGTTATATATGTGGTTTTCCAATAGTTAAAGGTGACCCAACAGCTGAATGTGAACATATTTTACCTGTTTATAAAGCATGCATGTATTTAACTTTATATAATGATAATTATAAAGACATAATAAAAAAACTAAATTCAGGTCAAAAATTAACAACTAGAGAGAAAATGATATCAGACGAAATTACTATGGAATACGCTTGGGCGCATAGATGTTGCAATCAAAAAAAAAGCGATGAAGATTTTATTATATACGATGTGGATAGAGGTGCAGGTAAGTTTAAATTGAATTATACAGAAACTACCAAAATTTTAAAAAATATAGTTACAGCTTTATTAAATGATACAGACGGACATTGCATGGAAAAATCATTAAAAACACAATTCAGAAAATTATTTAATACACCAAATAATAAAAAATTAATTAAAGATTGGATTGATGATAGAATAAATATATTAGGTGATCCAAAAGGTAAGGTCGGAACAATTATAAATTATCTGAATAAGTATAAGGCATCAGTAAATTTCCCTATGTTTACTTTAATCAATTTATGTAATGCAATTTCTGCTGCAGATATGAATGACGTTTATACTACTTGGGCAAAAATAAAAGGTAGCGCTCCTATTAAAGAAATACCGCCTGTTTCTCAAATAACCAAAGCAATAGTAATAACTGAAACAACAGATGATTCAAATAAATTTGTTAAGTTTGATTGGGGAAGACAACTAGATACTACAAATATTTATAGTTTATATAAAGAAATATTTGAAATACCAATGGGTATTGAGTTTGAAGTAAGAAGAAAAGACACTAATATTTCTAAGGCGATTATGGGTTCTTTACTTGATTTAAATAAAACTGATTCAAAAATAGGTAATTTTTTTCAAAATTTTTATGCAATAATTACATATCCAAATATTACAAACCATCAAATATTATTTCCTGAAATGAGTGGTAAAAATTACGCATCCAACATGGTAGGACAAGCATTTAAAATTTTATTATTGGGTAGAATGATATTAAAAATAAATAATAGTAAAATCTTATTATTATCAAATAAAACACATGTAGATTTTTACAATAGATTTGTAACTAAATATAACGAAGATATTCAAAAATTAATGAATATTAAAAATGATTATTTTAATTATTATAATATCAATGTTTCAATTGTAAATCCTTATTATGTATTTATTATTGTATTTACAAGATTTTTAGATGAAATAGATGAAAATTTAAAAACTTTTTTTGTTAATGAAATTAAAAACCAAGATCCAGAAATAAAAAATTTATTTGAAGACGATAATTTAACAAATAATTATAGACAATTATCTGATTTATTATTATCACCTGAAGATAAAATAAATAACAAATTATCTAATATTGACTATGTGTTAGTTGAGTTTTTTATGGATGAAGCACAATATTTAAAATTTTATGATACATGGAATCCAGATATTAAAGATCAAGATATTACAACCAGCGATCAGAATATAGCTGTTGGAGCAACTGGTTTATTAAATTTATTAAAAACAAAAACTGATTCTGAAACAGATGAAATAACAAAAATAGCCGATGCGATTGGTAAAGGTGCAATTATAAATGAAATCAATAAATTTTGTGTTGATAAAAATGAACTATGTAATCAAATAATACAAAACTATATATTAAAAAAATTACCAGGACAAACATTTACAGATATGAATAAAGCATTAACAAATTTAGATTCATCTGATTTGGCTGAAATATTACTTGAAATAAACAAACAAAATTTAATAAAAGAAATACAAAATAATTTTCAACAAATGGGTGATACTGTAATATCTTATTTACATATTAAAAATCCTGACGCAACAATAAATAATATGAACTTAAATGAAGTATTAAATTCTTTAAGTATTAGTGAATTGGAAGAAATTATTGATTCATACAATATGATTCAAAATATATATATTAAATCAGGTGGTAAAAAGTATTCAAAAAAAATAACAAAAAAAATATTCAAAAAAAATAACAAAAAATACACTAAAAAACATAAGCTATACAAGAAATGATAAAATAATTTATTTTTTGAAATTTTAGATATTCGTTTGCATTTAGATTTTGTAAATAATGATAATATGAAATTATTATTATTTTTATTATTAGTTTGGTTAAATTTTTTATTTTATTTTTAATGTTTTATAATTTTCTTTACAAAATCTTCATTTTGAATATATGTAAATCCAAAATATGTGCACACATCATTTTTTGTGTAAAATATAATTTCTTTATTTTTTGGACATTGTTTTATGACTAATTCCAAGTCGGCGTATCCTTTCTCTACTTTAATTACATTCCAACTAAGTACTTTGCCGATGTATTGATATTTGTTATTTATTTTCTGTATGTAATATCTATTTTCAATTTCATTGCTTATGCTTTCCAATAATTTTACGTGTATACGATTAAAATGAACAATTGCTGTATAACTTGAACACCATATTACTTCATCCGAAAATAATTTTTGCTCTGAATTTCCCCAAAAAGTAGTAATTGAACTCATGATGTAATTTATTACAAATTGATTATTTTTTGTAATTTGAATTACTTTTTTGAAAAGCATTTCAATTTTATTTTTTATTATTTTCACATTTTTTTAGCAGTTGATTTTATAATTATCACATTCTGTTTTATGATTTCTATAACCATACCATGCTGTATAACCTTGTTGTTTCCATACTATATAAGCACAATTGGTATTTTTCAGACAATCATATAAACTAGAACAACTTGTTCCGCAACTATTATATTTTGATTTTGGGTCTCCAGAACACCAATAATAACTATTTATTTGCATTAAACCATAATCAGTTGACCCATCTGTGTTTTTATTCATAGCATCGCAATTATAAGAACTTTCATACTTACTGATGCAAACCATAATTGGGACTGAATATTCTGGAAAACCAGAGTTTCTTAAATAGCTCGCAATTTGGCATTCTGTTTGATAATTACTTGTAAGTATTTTTTTATTTTGATTACAATCAGTTTGTTCTATTGTAATATATCTAAAATTATAATTATTCAGAAAATCACTAACTTCATCATCATATAATTCATAAAATTTAGTCAAATCACGCGTTAAAACCCATAACGATACACCTGATGGAACAGTGATAATACTATATTGATATTGGTTATCTACTATTTCACCTAATTTAACTACCCAATACGGTGAATCAACAGGAACACCATCAAGATGGACTGTTAATTTACCTGGTTCAGAAACATTTTTATAATAAGCATAACCATTTATTTCTTCAATTTCTTTATTTTCATTTAGTTGTGTATTTAATACACTTACATTTCCGTCATCTAATAAACCATAATCAGCAGTTATACAAGTTCCATAACCTTGAAAAATAACATTTGTTGGAGAGCCATAAACTTGAAACCAATGACCCGTATAACTATACACGTTGAGATTACTTACAGTATCTGGTACTGTACTAGCCAATACAAACCCAAATAATGATAAAAATAATAGTTTTACAAACATTATGTATTATAACATATAGTAATGTATAATATTTATATTGTATTTTTTATAAATATTATAAATGGGTTTCTATTTTATTACCTTTTCCGTCATAAACACATATTTCATAACTGTATCCTAATTGTTTTGCGGCATATTGTTTTTACAATGATTACATTTGAAATCTATAAAAGTTAAACTATTTAAACTTGTATTATCATAATCATTTAATATTTCAATATTATTTTCTGAAACTATTTTCTGAAACTATTTTATTCAAGAAATCTATATTATAGATTATAGGCATTATATATTTACTAAATATTTTATCTTTATATAATTATTCGCATAATTTTATATTACTAAATTTAATTCGTTTTTTACCTTTTCTTTTTTTTTCAAATAAGCTTTCCTAGCATATTCTTTTTTCTTTTCACTTGGTACCACATATTGCTTTTGTTTATTTAATATTTCTTCCTTATGAGTTTCATAATACTTTTTATTTCTTGAAGGAGTTGTATATTTTTTCAAGTGTTCTTTGGTTTCTTGTAATTCTAATTTTAATTGATTGTTTTCTTCCTGTAATTTTTTAATTTGATTAATTAATTCTTCCATTTCATTCATCATAATATATTACTTACAAATATTTTTATATATTTTTAATACAAAAATATTTTTAATGTCCTCTTGATGCGAAACCTTTATTCGTGTAATGATTGTAATTGTCTATATTTTCACCAGTCATTCTACTTATTGGAGGTGGATTTGCTAATCCTAGATCTTTTGCCCCCAAAACACCCCCGACTGAATAGCTTGGTGTCATTGGAAGATTGTTCTGATACTGACCATAACCTGCTGGATAAGGAATTGATTGTGGATATGCGGCGCCACCGCGCATTCCCCTTCTTCTTCGTGTACGTCTTCCACCAGCAATTGCTACACTGCGTGCGATGGATTTTGATACAGCTTTTGCTTTTGCAGCAATATTACTGAATGATTTTTTAAAATTTTTACCCATCTTTTGAAATTTACGCTTCATCGACTTTTTTCCTCCTTTCATCTTATAATGTTTAGTGATATTTTTTATTTTTCTTTTCAAGCCCTTGGCGCCTCCCTTAATTAAACAAATTCCAGGTACACGAGCCGCAGCAGCATCTATGTTGCTTTTTGCTCCTGCTAAACCAGGAAGCCCTGGGATTTGATTCGAACCAAACCCACCCGGGTAATGAGAATTGTCTACATTTACATAATTTGAATTTACATTACTATTTGGAAAAAATTTACCATAACCTAAATTGGATGCATCTGAACCAGCCGACATTTAAGTGTATATATTTAGTGTTTATTTTTTTCTGTAAAATTCAATTCTTGATAATGGACTATTTTCTCATTGGATGATACCGTTTTTACCGGAACCCATTTTTTAAACTTATAGTGATAATAGCAAGACATTGAATATTCACGATCTAAAAATACGAATCTATCTTCCCTCTCATTTTCAAATTCTTCTTCGTCATCACTTTCTTCCAATGCATCCAAATTTTCATTTTCCTTGATATTTCTAAATAAACGATTCATTTGTAAACTTGTTTTATAATCGGGAATATAAGCAATATCATAATAATAATCAGTTGAATTATCGATTGTACAATATAAGTGATAAATATCATTTTGAATATCGGGTTTTACTTTGAATATGTATTCTTTTCTTCTATTTGTTCTTTCTATAATAGTTGGTTTATTTATAGGCTTTTCTTTTGGTTTATTATTATTATTATTATTTATAATATTTTTGTCTTCTATTGATTTTTTATCTATATGTTTTTCTTTTGTTGAAGGTTGAGGATCTAATGTTTGAGAATTAAACGTATAACGAAAAGGCATTTGCTCCACTTGATTCCACTTTTTGTAATTTCGAAATTGAATACCATAAATTCGATAAGGAACTTGTTGCGTTAACTTAATTAATTCTTCGTAGTTTATATGCATCAAAGGTAAACCAAACACAATAAAATTTTTGTTGTACGCAGTTTGTTTTATATCCTTTTCAAAAATCATTTTCAAAATTTGTAATTTATATCCATAATTTTCAGAAGACAAAGACTTGCCTTTGTAATAAAATACATCTTCTACAGAGAAAAAGGCTTGTCTTTGATAATGAAATTGAGTTCCGAATAAAATGGTACCATAACTTAAATTTTGACTGAAACATGCATTTACTATTTTGATATCTGAAATTTGTTTTTTATTTCCTTCTAATTCCAATATGTAACAAATGGGTTGATCTGTTTTTTCATTTCGTGTAAACCAAGCAAAACATTTTTTTCCCTCTGGAATTGCGATTGCGAAAGATGCACTAGAAACTTTCTTATGTACTATATTTTCATAAGAAAGTTTGATATTTTGTGGAAAATTCGATAATATGGTTTCCTTTTCTTGTGTTTTTAGCATGCTATATATAATTTTCGATATTTATCTTTAAATTATTTTCAAATATAATTAGTGGATTTGTTTTTACACCTTTGCACATTTACACCCTTGAAGATTTAAAATGGGACAAAAATACTTAAATATATAGCAATAAAATAATAAAATGTCTAATTCTATTTATAATTCTATTATTTTATTTTCTTCTTTATTTGGTTCGGTTTATTTGATGTCTACATCATTAGGACTTATAAATAGATCGCTTTTAGAAAATAAAAAATACCGCGTGAATTAATTATAATAAATGGTTTTACATTTATGGTGTCAAGTTCCATATTTATGGTGTCAAGTTCCATATTTATAGGTGGGACATTATCAAACTTGTCCTATTTTAAATCTTCAAGGGTGTAAATGTGCAAAGGTATAAAATGAAACAAAATATAATTATAAATATTTATAATTATAAATATTTATAATTATAAATATTTATAATTATAATTATATAATAAATGTTTTGCTGTAATTCTTTACTTACAAAATCACAATTTAAATCAAAAATAGCAAATAATAAAGATTTGCTAAATGTTCTTCAAAAGGAGTGGATTTTGATTGGAAGTTATGAATATACTTTGTCTTATGCATATAATGATAAAATACATGTTCTATATCGAAAACCAAGAGATATAAAAATTTTATATAAAATTTTATATACTGATGATTATAAAAACTTTTATTTATAAATTATTTGAATTCATAATAGGTTGGTTCTTGTTCTGTTTTCATTTGACTTTTTAGAAAATGTTTTAATTCATCCTTCATTGAATTATTTGTATTTGTATTTGCATTTATATTTGCATTTAAAAAATTTGTCTCTTGATTGTTAGGTAACAAATGAATATCACTAGTATTATTCAAGTTTGAAACTTCTTGTTTATTTTTTGAGAGAATTTCATAAATATTTTCATATTTTTTATTTGGACGATTGACTAAATCTTTTATTTTGGGAACGGTTAATGTATCTCTAAAAAATTGAAATAAATGATGCACTAAAAATATAAAAATAAATGATATAATAATTGTTTGTAATATCCAAAATAGCATATATTATTTGAAGAAGATATAAGACTTTTGTAAACGAAACAAAAGTAAATATTTCTATAAAAATTTTTGTATTTCATTTAATATTGTATCTCTTTTTGGATCTATATTATCGTCTAATTCAAAATATGCATCATTAATTTTCAGTTTATTTTCTTTTTCCAAACTTTCCACCACAAATTTTACTTCTGATTTTGTATCCAATGAATAATAATCATAATTTACATGAATGGGTATATGTTCTACTGGTATTTGATTCACTCTTTCTTCAATTATATCTATATAATTAATTAAAAGTTTTTTTGATTTATATTGAAATGTTTGTATTCTTTCATTTTCGATATGTAACTTATAAATATTCGAATCATCGACTCGAAAAATTCCTTCTTCGGAATAAATTTCGATTCTTTTAATTGATTTGATAAAATATTTTTTTATTTTTTGCACATCTAAATTATTTAAAAACTTATCATCATGTATATAAATTTTCATTTCTAATTATAATAATATATTAATAAAAATCATTTAAACCTATTTATAAAATATTATACAATAATGAGTCAATCTCAATCACTTAGTATTGTTATTGTAGAAAAAAATGGTGATCTTAAAAGTATGACTGTAAAAGATTTCAAGGAAGAGGAGTTATACAAAAAATGTGGATTCAAAAAGGCGGATGATTTTTTAAAACAAACAGAATGGAAATTGAAGACTAAGACAGGGAAATATTTGGTAAGCTTATATGGTAAGACGGAAGGTAGAGCCAATAGTGAAAATAAATATGATTTTCCTCCACCAGTGGATATGAAATTGTTTTTTGGTAGCTGTGCATTAATAGCGAAAATATGCAATTCTGACGGTGTATGGGAATATACACATTTAACATTGGAATTGTGGGAACAGTTTTACGAGAAATTATTTGGTGGATTTGAAGACTTGGTCACTACCGCAAAAGAGGATGAAGAAGAGGAGGATGAATTGGCAAATATTCCTAAGGAGAAGAAAACCAAGGATGGTTATTTAAAGGATGGATTTGTAGTAGATAGTAGTGATTCCGAGGAAGAAGATTTGGGAGAAGAAGTTGAAGAGTTAGAGGATTCTGAAGAGCTGGATTTGGAAGAGGTTGGTTCTGAATTGAGCGAAGAGGAATATGACTACGATTCAACATTTGAGAAAGGTTGAGCCAAAGGAGCCAAAAATACATAATGGTTACGAAGGAAAAGTTTGAGTCAAAAAACAAAATTCTTTTTATTTACCTTACTATAGAATGGAATTATTATGTATTCAAAATGGAGAAAATGAAATTTTGGGTATATATAAAAATTTAGAAAAAGCAAAAAATAAATTAAAACAAATTCATGAGGAAATATCTTATTTTAAACATTATAATTATAAAATTGTTTTATATAAATTAGTGAATGAGTTTGTAGACGATGAGTTTATAATTTCAAATATTTATTATACCTATCGGTTTGATAGATTTTATAAACATACTACTTAAAACTAAAATTCTATAATAAAACATTAATGTTAATGGTAGAACAATGTAGATGCGTTGTAGATACAATTGATCAATTACTAAATGTAATTCCAGATGAAGAATTATATCTTATAAATATTTTGATTGATTATAAGGAATCATTATGGAATAAAGCACCGGAAGTAAGAAAAAGTAGTGAATGTTGGTTGCCTTTACGAAATATTTTAGCAAAACAAATTACTAACTTCGATAATGAGTGGAAAAGACAAATGTTAAATATTTTTAATGGGACAATATCTTGATGGTTTAGCTTCATTTTGAAAAATAAAAAATAAAAAAAAAATAAAAGATATATATTATATGCATACCATTTATTTAACACCTTCTTTGTATTCACATTTGTTTAATGCGTTTTTTCTCTTTTTAGCCGTTGTTATTTTTGTTTTATACTTTCCACAAGTTAAAAAAATGAATTCTTATGAATTAATTTCAATTTCTTTATTGACTTCTATCGCAATAGGTATTCATGGAATTTCCCATTTAGGATTAGAAAAAATATATAATTATAATCCGTATCATTTACTTGTTTCTAGTGTTACAATTTAGACTCTTAAATATTTTCTTAAGATTTTGGTTCTTCGCTCATCCATTCGGTATGACTTTTTAAAAAAAGTGGATAAAAAATTGATTTAAATACATCATCACTATATAAATCAATAACAACATGTCCAGTTTAAAAATCGCAAATCCTGAAAATTTTCGTTATAATATTCGTACGAAAATCACTAGTTTGTTAAAAAATGAAAAAAATGCTCTGAATTTAGAAAAAGGAATTTATAATTTTGCTTTGAAAGAAGCAACTAATCGGAAAGTCGTTAAAAAATGGGACAATCCTTACTTTGTGCAAATTTATGTCGACCACTTACGCAGCATTTACACGAATCTAAATAATAAGGAATTATTGACTTTGTTAGAAAATGGAGAAATCAAACCGCATGAGATTGCTTTTATGACCCATCAAGAAATGCGACCTGATATTTGGAAAGAACTCATTGAGGCGAAGAGTAAAAGAGATATGGCGGCTCAATCGCAGATGGAAGCTTCGACAGACACATTTACGTGTCGTAAATGCAAACAAAACAAGTGTACTTATTACCTTGCTCAGACTAAATCAGCTGACGAACCAATGACATGTTATGTACAATGTGTAAATTGTGGTAATCGTTGGAAATGTTAGTAAAAAATTTTAAAAATAAAAATTCAATGAAATTTACTCTTATAACCATCATAAAACATATAATGTATTTCTAATAATTCCTTATTTTCTTCTTTTTCAATTCTTACTATTTGTTTTTCTATTTCTTCTTTCAATTCTATCATTCGTCTTTTCATACATGGGTTTATTTTCGTTCCAAAATAATTAATAAATTTATCTGGATTAAAACGAATAAAAATAAATTTGCCGCCATGTAACATATAAAGATCATCATATCTAATTTCTTCATCTTTTTTATTATATTTTTTATGCTGATTCTCATCTGTCTCAATACACAACAAAGTATTTCCAATTAAGAAACGATGGTCTATTCTCCTACGATGACTACAATCACAATTTCCGGTCCATAAAGGTACATCATGAATAAATCCAGGAAATTTTTCCTTCAAGAAATCACGAACATAATTTTCCTTTGTTTTTTTACGAATATGTAATGAAGCAGGATCATCGGGAAACAAATGTTGAAAGCAAAATGTGCAATAATATTTATATTTTATATTTCCTGAATTTGTACAGTCTTTATTTTTACATTTATCCACAACATTAATCATATCATCTGTTTTACATTTATTACAATATTGTGCTTTTAGACCCATTAAATTATAAGTAGCCTGATTGGAACATTGAATACATGTTCTTTTACGAATTAATTTCATTCCTTCTAATTTACATTCTTTGCAATATTCCGGTTGCAATCCCTCATAATTTAAACTGGGTTGAGCTTTTCCGCATTTACATCTTGGATGAGATACATCAATCATACCTTCCAATTTACATTGGGAACAATATTCAGGTTTTAAACCTTTATAATTAAAGGAAGCAGAAGTTTTACCACAAATACATTTTTTACTATAAACATCTATCATTTCTTCCGTCTTGCATTGAACACAAAATCTAGGAATCATCCCAGTCAAATTAAATGTCGGTTTCACTCTACCGCAAAAACAGTTCTTATCGTTCACATTTATCATATCATGTTTCTTACATTCCTTACAAAAACCAGCAGACATACCAGTATAATTATAAGTCGGACGTGCCTTCCCACAAAAACACAATTTACACAACAAATTCACCATTTTATCATTCTTATGTCGTGAACAAAATTGTGTACCATTACCATCACGAAAACCAAAAGAAGCAATAAATTCACAACCATCTACAAATTTACATTTACGATGCGGCATATTCTATAATATTACTAAAGAGTTATTTTTATATATTTTAACGAAAAAATATATAAAATCCTAAATAATCGTTGGATCTGTATTTTCTTGTTGTTGAGCTTTTAATTTTTCTTTTTTATTTAAATACGCTTTTCTAGCATATTCTTTTTTCTTTTCAACAGAAAGACTATCCTTGTATTCTCTATTTTTTTTATTAATTTCTTCTTTGTGATTTTCATAAAACACTTTGCTACGTTTTGGCGCCGTGTAAGATTTTAATTTTTCTTTTAACATTTGAACCTCATTTTCTAGCTCTTTGATTCTTTCATAAGGGTCCATTAGTATATTATAGT